AGCCCAGGTTAGCTAACTGGTGTCATTCAAGGGGAAGCGCCCAAGTCTAGCTGCGCAGTGTGAGTGCGGCTAACTGGTTAGGCTGCTAAGCAGGAGGCAAGCAGGTTCGCTCCGCTCACGAAACAAGCGGCCGAGCTCTAGTAAGCCTTCAACATTACAGGCCTAGCATGAGCCAGGCAAGGAAGCTTGCTAGCAGTGCACCGAGGTAGACACAGCCTCCAAGCGTGAACACCAACCAAACGAGCTCAGTCATGGCTTAGGCCTCCTGTGCGTAGACATAGATGTGGGGGAATCCCTCGCGGTCAGCCCGCTCCATGGCATCCAGGACTTCAACCTCAGAGGGCGAATGAAGGTGGATGCCGACCTCCTTGACAGTGGCAGGCGTACCGACCCTGAGTCGGACATTGGACGAGAGGTGAGCGAGGTCCGCGTTGACCCGCTCGATGAAGGTGGTCCTGATGTGCTGCGCGAGGGAGTGCAGGTTAGTCGGCATCTCTCTCTCCTTTCGTCGTTCGTGGCAGTCGTGAGGTGAGGTCACTGACGGTCGATGAGTTTGACGATGACGTAGGCGACCAGGAAGAAAGTCCCTACGCCGAGGATGGGAAGGAAGGCTAAGGTGAGGAAGGCGATGGCATCAATGTTAAGAATCACAGCGCAATCTCCTTGCGGAGGTGTTCCAACTGGTCACTCAATTCCCGCATGGCAGACAATTCCATATCGTACTCTTGGATGACTGTGGCCAAGTCATCCGCAGCAGAGTCCACGTTGACCACTACGCCACCTAGAACGTCCAGGCCCTCCAATCCACCGAAGCAAGCCTTCACGGTAACTACGTAAGGATACAGGGTCCCGTTGCTGAGTCCCTGTTCCTCCGTTTCGTCTGTCAGCTCATAGTACACATCCGTCTCGCATTGCCACACAAGGGTGACTGCGAGTTGCTTGCCGTTATCTAGTGTCAAGACTGCGTCGCGTGCGCTGAGGGTAACAGGGTCAGTCATGGTCTTTACCTCACCACCTCTTGTTGTCGTCAAGGTCACGGTCGTCCAATTCAAGCTCTTCAGTCTCATCTTCGAACTCTTCCTCAACGAAGTCTCGCAACTCGTACAACTCGTCAGTCAGCAGCGGGTCCGCCGTGCCCGCAATGCACTCGTCAATCTCCGACAGGCACTCTCGCTTGCTGTCGATGCATCCGGACGACTGCAGTTTGTACAGCTCGCTGAACTGTCCGCCGTGCCACTCTGCCGCGATTCGGTATGGGTCTTTCATGCGCTGTTTCTCCTCTCGTGTTTCGGGGATGCTTCCCCATCATCAGGCCCACAGCTGCGGGGGAAATTCCCTGCGGTCATTTAGTGGACGACACATCGCTGTGGAGCTAACCAGGAGCGCGTCCCGGGCTCCCACAATCGGGCATCGGGCGGCTGAGTCCTCGCCTGTCGGCTCGAACCGGGACTTGCGTCCCCTCCGCTCGGTGCGCATCGTCATCCCTTGCGGTCAGATGCGGGCGTAGCGGTCAGCGGGCGGCGGTCTCGACTCTCAGGTCGGCGGTCTCGCCCCGTGGGCCCATCCATGGGGCCGTCCTCTAGTGGGGGAGTCCTTTCCCCCGGCCACGAGTCTGTATCGGCATTCCGTCAAGGGACTCGTTCCCTTGCGGGCCCAAGTCAGGGAACTTTAGTCCGCTTCGCTCTCAGTGGTTAGCTCCACCAGGTAACGCCCCTCGGAGGTGGTCGTCCAGGTCTCGTCCGCGATGCTTATGCCATCCATCTCCAGGGTGTAGACGATGCTGTCCACATGAGCGGCATCGCATTCCGTGTAGACTTCGCCGTCGAGTGTGATGGTTGCGATTTCCTTCATGGTCTCGTCTCCTTTGTGGTTCCGGGAGGAGGACCGTTCCTCGCTCCCATGTATTTCTTATCGGTACTCCCCGGAAAACCTTTAGGGCCGGAGAGCATCTTTTTGCTGATGACCGAGAGATAGTTAAGCCTTCCGCGCGGCCTGAGTGCTGTTGCAGCGGCGGGGCGCGGCGTCACGGCTGCTATGCCTCGTCGGCAGGTGTCAACTTAGTGGGCAGCAAGGGCTGTGGTAAAAAAGAGACAGCGAGGAGTGTGAGGCCCCCCTCCAACCACATCCGAGACAGGGTGAGTGCGGCAGTGCGCGGGGGTGGGCAAGTGGGGTTGGGACTGAGCGCGGATGGGAAATCGTCTCCCACACACGGGGCGCTACTCTGTATAGACCGGCCCTCTCTCCCCGGCGCGGCGGTGAAAAGGCCTGCGCGACTGGGTGGATGCGGCCTTGGGGAGCTTTACCCCCACGCCCTCCCTCGGCCCCCTTCACTTGCCATAGGCGTGAAGGTGACCAGCGGTCGGGCTGGACTCTAAGTGCTTGGTGGAGTAGGTCGGCCGGAAGTAGGTCAGGCTGGGTTGCGCGGTGTGAGGCGGCGTGCTAATAAAAAGAGGACAGACGGTGCTAGACCAGTCTGCCCTCTCCGGGGGGACAGGCGAAGGCGCGACCCATCGACTGCTTGCCAGGAAGCTACCATAGCCGAAAAGGGATGTCAACAGTGGCCAGAGTTCAGCACCCCTACAAGTTTAGAGCTTTCCGGACCCTCGGCTTTCTCCTGTACATGCAGACACCTAGCCTCAGTAGGCAGCCTGACGGGACCATTGAAGTGACCTCCGTGACTGAGTTCACTGTCCGGGCTCACCTGGCTAACTCTAAGTACGTGAGAGAGGACCTGCGAGTTTTACAGAAGTTGGGCTTGCTAGATAGCCTAGAACTAGGGCACAATAGGGCGACACTGAAGGTCAAGCTCCCCCACGGTATGGTCTGGAGTCACGAGGCATGAGCGATAACGTCAAGAGAAGCGTAAAACTGAGCGTCGACCCGGCAGAGCTTGCCGAGTTGAACGGCGTCATGTTCCGCCCGACGCCTGCTCAGAAAGAGGCCAAGGCTCGCTTCTGGGCTATCATGAACGAGGGACTTCAGATGAAGGACCCCGTCACCTACTCACCTACCGATGTCGCAGACCTTCTTCGCACACCCCTTGTAGTGCGTTGGTTTAGTGACAAGGGCTTCAAGGATTTCTTCTTCAACAAGTTTGAAGGAGAACAGAAACTTGAAGTGCTTTGGGATAAGGCTCTGGATGCAATGGCCGAGATTCTCGACACTAGCGACCCAAAGGCGCAAGGTGCCCGTGTCAGTGTCATCCGTCTACTTGCAGAGATGCGCCAGGCCAAGCGTCAACCAAAGATGCTCGACCGTGCCGTGCAGGACATGGACATAGACCAACTCAATGCCTTCATCGAGAAACAGACTCTCAAGGTGCTTCCGCAAGTCGAGGAGAAGACAAATGACGAATAATCTGGTTGCGCTGCCTCCTCCGCAAAAGAGCAAGAAGAAGCGTTGCAAGTGGAAGGTAGTCGATGCTAAGGGCAACGAGTTTGTCGTGGAAGGGACTTCCATTACCACGGAGGAGGCTGCCTATACTGTGCACGTCTATGACGGAAACGAGTGTATACTCGTTGTTCAGGAAGGTGTGCGGGTAGAGATTATGGATGACCCGCGCTTACAAGTCATCAAGACAGGACGTAAGCGGACCACTAAGAGGGCCCGCAAATGACTACATCGCACGGTGTTGAGTTCCTTGGGCCAGTAGAACTCGGTCGCACAATCCCAGTCTTCCGTGAGACTCTTGCTGTGGCGGAGACTCGTAGCAAGACCGTCCTCCTCTCGGCTGATTCCTGTCTGGTCTCGCTTTGGGTTGGTTCCATTACCTCCGGGTCCATTACTGTAACGGTAACGACAATTACTGAGGTTGGCAAAGAGTTTGAGGTAATCTCGTTTCCACCCGTAACCGGTCCTACTGCAAATCTTCTCCTGAAGAAGGCATCACTCGCAATGTCCCGTGTCCGTATCAATGTGGCGGCCACAGGACCCTGCGCGTTTGAGGTGGACCTCAAGGGGATAAGCGCAGGAGAGGCCAGTACCAAACAGGTTGGGTCCGCCAATGCGACCGCTGTCAAGTACACGGCAACCGGGACTCCGTCAATCCTCATACCAAGCTCACTGGTTGACCGTACGGCTGTGCAGATTCAGAACAATGGACCTACGGGCATCCTATACCTGGGATTTTCACTGGCAGAGGCCACGCTTGCTAACGGCTTTCCGGTCCCTGTAGGTGGACAGTGGGTTGGGGACTTGGCTTCCGGTCAGGTCATCTACTCAGTTACGAGCGGGCCATCAATTGATGTACGAACCGTTCAGGCATACGGGTGAATCATGACTATACTTGGCGGTACTGGCTCACAGCAAATTTCTATTGTACTCGATAGCTCTTACATCTCGGGTCCAATCTCTGTATCCACCACGGCGGTCGAAGCCAAAGTAGGAGCCAGTCCACTGGCGGCGAGGGAGTCGCTACTCATTTACAATCCTGGCCCTCGCACCATTTACTACGGCCCAGCTGGGGTCACAACAAGTACTGGCTTCCCTCTTGCTGTAGGTCAAACACTGCAACTGGCGGTTGGGAGTACAGTCTCCGTTTTCCTAGTGACCACGTCCGGTGACAGCATTAGCGTTCGAGTACAGGAGCTGGCATGACGGGTACCTTTTTCCTCAGCTCGACAGGTGGCGGAGGCTTCTTTAATTACAGGATTATAAAAGCCGCTACTATAGTACTTGTACCGGAAGAGCAACTCATGGTAGGTTATCAATCGATAGAGATTGAGGATACGGGCGAGTTAGATGTAGAAGGCGAAGTAGTCATTTTTGACTAGGAGAAAATAACCATGGCATACTTGACTCTTACCAAGCAAACCGTAACCCCAGCTACTCCGACTACCGGTAAAGTTCGATTCTTTTTTACTTCTAGCGGAAATCTATCGGCAGTTGACGATACCGGTAACGTTTCTGTGTTTGCTGCTGGTCTTACACAAGAGCAAGTCGAGGACTATGTAGGAAGCCTGCTGCAAGATAGCGCCAGTATAGATGTAACGTATAACGACGAAGGAAGCGCGGTTACCTTTACCGTGTTGGCCGGAGGTGTAAACCATAACGCACTACTAAACTACGTAGCTAACCAGCATGTAGACCACAGTACCGTCTCAATCTCTGCTGGAACAGGACTCACAGGCGGCGGCAATATTACTACTAGTCGTACACTCTCTCTTACTAATACTGCGGTAACAGCAGCTTCGTATGGTTCTGCTAGCCAGGTTGCAACCTTCACAGTGGATGCACAAGGACGCCTTACCGCGGCCAGCTCTACTCCAATATCCATCACCGCTTCGGCTGTATCCGACTTTACTGAAGCCGTAGAAGGTGCAGTGGGTGGTAACTTTGTTGACTCTGCGACAGTTGATTTTGTTTATGATGAGCTTACCGATACGCGTGTAGCTAACGTTATCCCTGGTGGTGTAAATCACAACGCCCTACTAAACTACGTTGCGAACGAGCACGTCAACCATGCATCCGTCTCAATCTCTGCTGGAACAGGACTCACAGGCGGTGGAGACATCACAGCCAACCGAACAATTTCCATGCCAAATACAGGTACGGCAGGCACCTACCGCTCGGTCACGACGGATGCACAGGGGCGAGTAACTGCGGGTACTAACCCTACCACGCTGACGGATTACGGAATTACAGACGCACAACCACTGGACTCAGACCTTACAGCCCTTGCTAGCTTAGCTGGGACCGGCCTCATCGTACGGACCGGGACTGGTACGGCAATAACGCGTGTACTTACTGCCGGTACTGGCATCTCGCTATCAAACGCGGACGGGGTGTCAGGTAATCCGACAATCACTAGTACTATCTTACCGTACACCGATGAAGAGGCACAAGATGCAGTTGGTAACATCCTGACAGATAGCGCCAGCATAGACTTCACCTATAACGACGGAGCCGGTACCATCACCGCAGCGGTACTTCCTGCTGGGGTTAACCATAATGCACTTCAGAACTATGTAGATAATCAGCATGTGGACCACAGTGGAATAAGCATTACGGCTGGTACGGGATTGTCTGGTGGCGGAGATATCACTGCAAGTAGAACCCTCAATATCGCCGACACTGGAGTAACAGCGGGCACCTATGGAAGTGCTGCAGCCTACCCCATCATCACAGTAAACGCACAAGGGCAACTGACGACGGTGACTACAGCGTCAGTCCCAGGTGGAGGGCTCTATGCCCGTACCACAGGGGCCCTGACTAACTCCTCAAACGTCACTTTCGTAAACATCCCCGAGCTTTCCATTACGCTTGCGGCTAATACAATCTACCGCGTACACTATCAGTTGATAGGTCAGTCTGTCATAAATACTACAGGTTTGGCCTTCGCGCTCAATGGCGGCACTATAGTACCTGTGTCTACTCGCGGATATTGGGAAACAACTACCGTTGCTTCTACCATTAACCGTACCAACTTCACACTCATTTCGAGTGTAGTTACGTTTTCTGGGGTATCAACAGCAAATACCGACCAACTAATCAATTCCGCCATCGTTATAGTCACAGATGGTACAGGAGGCACCCTTATACCTCAATTCCGCTCCGAAGTCAGCGCTAGTGCTGTGACTGTCCAAGCAAACAGCTTCGTCACCGCTGAGGTACTACCGTGACATACGTAGCTTATAAGACATATGAGCAAGCACCAGCAACCTCACGTCCGCCCGGCGTTTTGCTCTCCTATCCATGGCAGATGGAACCCGCCAACGAGACTAGCATAGCGCGGGGCTTTACGGTGGTTACTCAGGCCGAGTACGATGCCCTTCTCGCCTCTCTAGATGCCGCTAATCAAAACTCCATGCTAATCGCATCCATTATGACCACAGTACTTACCCCGGCAATCGCAAAGGGACAGGAGCTGATAGTGACCTTTGCCGCTGAGAACATCGGACTCGGCATCACGCAGGCAGGGATGACTACACAAGTTCGTTCGGTTACGGCGGACGTGGTGAGTGCACTCAGTACCGGTTCTCTGTACGATGCAATCACGGCAGCTAGGGCAATTCCCCCGGCCAGCTACGATGCTACCTTCGTGACAGCTGCCAGGCTGCTGGCCTTCATCAATAAGATTGAGGACTACCTCGGTATTACTAGGAGTACTACACTATGAGATTCTTCTTTACCTACCGCCCGTACAATCTATTCTCCTGGCTCGTCCGTACGCTCACAGGTCAACCCTACTCACACGTCGCCCTTCAGATGGAGGATGGACTAGTCTACGAGGCCGTCCTCGGTGGATGCAGGAGGCAGACGCTTGACCAGTTCTTGCACAAAAACTACGTAGCGCACGTGGCTTATCTGCCTGGGGAGACCCCGCTGATGCACATGCGTGCCGTCAGTAAACTAGGGGCAGCTTACGACGTTCCGGCCCTTCTCTGGTTCCTCCTCTTCCTTACGACCGACCGCCTTGGCTGGAAAATTCCCCGCCTCGTAATAAACCCCAAGTGGCTCCTCTGTAGCGAGTATGTCCACTACATAGTCACCGGTGACCTGGAAACTGTTACACCACGCGAGGTTGATGAGGCGTCTTCTCTATGAACACCAAAGTCCCTCTCACCGAAGCCGAGATGAAGCTCCTCGCCGCTGCCATTCAGAAGAAGCAGCGCATCGAGGCTAACCTCTGTTTTGACCCCAATAAGCCGGACAGCAGACCAACGCAGAAACAGGAGCTGGTCTTCCGTGAGTTCGGTAAGAAGGCCATCCAGATACTCCGCGCAGGTAACCAGACTGGTAAGTCCCAGACCGGAGCACGCCTCGTGGCCTGGATGCTTGACGAAAGTCACCCGTTCTGGAAGAGACCACAGAACTGGGGCAAGGAGTCTTTGCAGCTCCTTGTCCTTGGGCGTAACTCGAAGCAGATTGAGGAATCCCTCTACCGCCGTATACGTAGTTACTTTGCGGATGGAGAGCTGCGAGAGGTCCGCGTCGGTAACATCCTTCAGGCCGTAGAGCATCGCAAGACCAAGAACAAAGTCATCTTTCAGACTTACGAGAATGAAGCGCAGGCGCGGGAACGTGTGCAGTCCTATTCGGCACACTTCGTATGGGTAGACGAAATGCCGCATACGTTGGGACTGATTGACGAGTGTCTACGCCGTGTGCAGGCCCGGGATGGGTACTTCCTCGCGACCTTTACACCACTCGTCATCTCCCAGGACGTCCGCAAGTTCTGCGACGAGTTGCACCCTGACATTGGGTCTGTCTATCGACTCAACATGTTCGACAATCCCATCTACACCCCCGAACGGCAGGCAGACATCCTCAAGGGCATGGACGCCCTTCCCGAGCACGTGCGCAAGGCGCGCTTGGAGGGCGAGTGGATGGCGCACGACAATTCCGTGTACTACTTCGACCCTGCGACGATGGTACGCGCCCCGCAGGGGTACTCCCCAGCCTGGCGACACGTGGAGAGCAGTGACCCTGCCATCTCTAGTGCACATGGCTTTACCCTCTGGGCAGAGGACCCGAGAGACGGTAAATGGTATCTGATACGGTGTGAGCAGCTCGTAGGCATGCATGACCCTGTGACATTAGTGGATAAAGTAAAGGAATTGACCGCCAACGTAAACATCGTCCGGCGTGTCTACGACCCTGCCGAGAGCTGGTATGCCGGGATGGCGACTCGTATGGGACTTACCTATTGCGGTGTCTATAAGAAGCAGAACCGCAAGGGGGAGCTTATCAAGCAGTTGCAGGATAAGTTGGGCACGCAAGTGTTCATCGCCCCGTGGTGCACAGACTTTGTAGACCAGGTGACCGAAGCTCATTGGTCGGACGTGAATGAGGGCAAGATTGCCAAGGGTTCCAAATACCACTTGCTTGACAGTGCTACCTACTTCTGCGACAATATTCCCAAGTTCGAGGGGTCTGCAGTAGTTAACGAGGCGTGGGACGTCCAGCTGCGTATGGCCTGGAAGCAGGAGCGCGAGGCACAGGCAACCAAACCGAAGGCACCCCTGGCCCCGATGAGGGTGGCCCGGCGTGGGTTACAGGGTAGAGGAGGACGCGTATGGGGACGATAATCTCACTCGTTGTCATCCTGGCGCTCATTGGTCTTGCTACCTTGCGCTTGTGGGAACGCCGAAGGTATGCTAGCCTACGCCGGCTAGCAGACGTTCTGCTTGCACGGTCCACCTTCCGTACTCGACAAGGGAACAAAGATGGCCTCCTCTCCTTCCGACTTCGACAAGCAGCACGACGCGGGGCTCAAGAAAGTCTTGCAAATCGCATTCGTAAAGAGCAAGGGAATGCCCAAGCACGCGAAATGCAAGCAATGCAAGCAAGGGACCTGCAAGAGCTGTACAAGCAAAGAAAAGCCCGCAAAAGGCTAAGATGAGGACCTGACGATGCGCATCATCCCCTGGACAGAAGAAACCGCCAAGCAGGAGCTTGCCCGTCGCCTGCAGTTTGCCATGCAAGCCCGGCGTCAATACGAGGCAGAGTGGGAAGTCAACGAGAAGGTTGCCTTCAGTTCTACCGGCTTCTTCGGGCAAGGTGGACAGGTCCAGGACTTGGTACCGGGCATCTTCACGGGCTCAGCAGGCCCGGCCGGAGAGGGCTCAGGTTCCCCAGTCAGCGTCAACTACGTCATCAAGAACCTTCGGTTCATCCACAGCCAGCTCAGCACGAACCCGCCATCAGTGGTGCCCCGTCCTACTTCGGCCGACCCGGAAGACCGTCGTAGGGCCGACGCTGCCGACCGCCTCGTGCGTTACGCACTCCGCCAGTACAAGATGCAAGAGCTGCACGACCGCTCCAATCTCTCGGCCCTCGTGTACGGTACGTCCTTTGGTAAGGCGGTCTGGGACCCGAGCAAGGGCGACATTGCTGAGTTTGACGAGCAGACTATGGAAGTGACCATGGAGGGCGACTTTGCCTTCACTGTCCCTCCTGTCTGGCACATCTTCCCTGACCCTGACGCATCCTGCTGGGAGGAGGTTAACTTCGTCTTCGAGGAAGTGCCCATGCGCTG